CCCTTGTGAGGGTGGTTCTTGCGTCACCGTTCTGACGTTGCCTGAGCGAGAGAGCCGATGCCCACCGGTATCGTGGGTCGGTTCCTTGCGTCCCTTGCGGGTCATCTGTCAGGTCGTCCGGTTCTGCTGTTCCCAGTCCCCAGTTGCGGAGGGGGTGGGTATCCGGGGTGCCTGTGCGGCTCCCGTTCGGCACCGCTGCTTCTGTAGTGGTGCTACGCAAGTATGGGCCTATGGTGGTTCTGTGCCCACGTAGAAACCACGTAGAGAGTACGTAAACCGAACTACGTAGTCTGAGGGGCACAAGGGCACAGGTGACTACCTCAGAGACTACTTCCCATGGTGACTATCGTTGGGCATGCCCGATCGGCAGATCAGATCAGCCGGCAAGGGTCAGTGGGCCAGTACGTCAGATGCTTGGAGTGTCTGCCTGTGGGCAATGACTAAGGCCAAGGGCAAGGCCTATACGTCAGATGTATGTCCTACCTAAGACATGAAACCGTATATAGGCGGGTGCTGATGGTGTGGCGTGCTTGGTGGTGGTGGGTGGGCTAGTCATGGCCTAGTTCCCTCCTCCTCAGCACCGCGTCGGTGGCAGGTATTTCCGTCGAGGGGGGACTGGGGGTGCCCCACGTTTCGGTGGCTTCTTCGTGCGAAAGGGATACAGGCATCTCCGTTTCAGACACTCTCTCCCGCTACGTCGCTAGTAGTATCTGTGGGTACTTGGCTGGTTGGAGATCGACCACGTCGTAGACCAGAGAGGTCTTACCTGTCTGGTCTACGACCTCGGCTGTTGTCTGTGAGGTTTCACAGTCGGACCACTCTCTGGAGACCGTGAACTCACTGGCCTAACTGGCCTCACTGGCCTGACTGGGGGGAGGCACTAGTTCTCTCCAGAGAGAACGGACACATAGGCAAAGGGTAGGACAGTAGTACGAGATGGACACTATCTATACAGCCTTTGAACGTAGACTCTTCCTATATAGGCTTGGGGTACTGACGTACCCCGTCTAGGAAGTCATCTAACTAGGCTCTTAGCCTTACGATAGACAGGCCGAAAGCACTGTGCTACATTGGCCCAGCACAGATGGTTCTCAGAGCAGGGCCGGTGGAGCACAGTGAGTCGGTCACCCGGCTCAGAAGGAGAGCATCTTGGCTCTAGTAGTACGCATCGTCACCACGTTCGCCCGTGGCGAGAGGACTCCCGCATCCATCCTCTGGGAGGGTGTGGTCGAGGTCCAGAACCCGGACAAGGTCGTTCCCGAAGGCCAGCCCGGTGGTGGCTACCCGGAACGCATCATCAAGGGCCAGATGAAGTTGGTTCGCCGCAACGACGGTGGCACCTTCATCGGAACCCCCAGCCGCAAGACGGAGGATGGTCGTTACTTCAACTTTTACGACCTTGGTCAGTCCCTCCAACGCCTCATCATCCCCGTCCTTGAAGCAGAGGTCGGGAAAGACCCCGCACCAGCCATCACGCCCGCAGTGGCCGAAGCATCCGCAGAGACCGCCAGCGACGAGTTTGCTGACATAGCCTTCTAAGCCCACCTCCGACCCTAGCCCCTCCCTCCATGACTCAACATGAGCGGAGCGTGCCTTTATCGAGAGTGTCCAAACGGTTCTCGTAGCGTAGGGGAACCTGTCCCCACACTCAGCCCTCGTCATAGCCCTTCCCTCCAGTGGGGCATTGACGGGGGCTTCCTGATGTCCGGCGGGGAAGGACTGTGGGGAAGGGGCGTGGTACACTTCCATCAGAACCACATCGCAGTGAAACTGGAGGCACCGCTTGACTGGCGAACAGATAGGGGCGTTTGACCCTGACGCACGTACCGACTTCATGGATGGCTACGAGGACAACGAGGCTCGCCGCAAGGAAGTCGATGACGAGGTGTTGGCACGAGCCACCGCAGAGGCCGCAGGCCCGCTTGTGATGCTCGACTACCTTGGGGTTCCGGTTCCAGAGGCACCGCTACTCAACGAAGGCGAGGACGCCTCATCCCTCGTCCTAGCACCCGAAGGCACGCTGTTGGAGATGTTCCAGCGGGACGGGGCACCAAGAGAGAACACGGCATGGGGTTGCTGGAATGTCTGGAAGCCGGGGGCACTGACCCTCGTCGTAGGCACGCAGCAGAGTTTCAAGTCGTGGAGCATGTTCGACCTTATGCTCAACGCCGCTGAGGGCAAGGACTGGCTGGGGAACGCCCTCGGGCACTTCGACAGCATCGTCTATGTCAGCAACGAGAAGTCGCAGGCTGCGGTGTACGAGCGGCTGTGGAAGGTCTTTGAGGGGCATAACAAGGCCGCATCGAAGGTCTACATCCGGCACCGTGGTGACCGCATCCACTTCGCTAACTCGGCGTGGAACGAACTGGTCCGCTTCCTCAAGCAAGACCTAGAGAACCAGCGGGTGCTGCTCATCCTAGACACCCTGACCTCTCTCGCCCCTCCCGGCTACGACGAGAACAGCCTGACGCACGTCAGCGTGGTCCTCGACGCCATCCGTGACGTACAGGACGAGGCTCGCATCGACGTGATGCTGCTCCACCACCTGAACGCCGCAGGGGCACGTCCACGAGGGCACACGGCTCTGGACGGCGAGGTGGACGGGTTCGTCCGCATGAGCCGAAGGGGCCGGGACGTAGACGAGGTGATGGTCACCTTTGAGCCGAAGGACGGCATGCCGAGCACGGGAGCGTTCGCCTTCCTGCCCGAGTCAGGCACGTTCAAGCGGTCGAGCGGGCGGGCACTGCACGTCGGCAACCTCGTGAACCTCATCCAGTGGTATCAGGACCGTAACTCTGGTGAGGGCATCACCATCAAGGAACTGCGGGACACCTTCTACACCGCACATCGCTACGACAAGGTCGAACAGGAAGTCACACGGGGCGTGGAAGAGTTGAAATTGAAGCGGGAGTTCCGCCGCAGCATGCTCACCAACCGTGAGGCCAACCTCGTCAGTGTCCTCACGGATGACGAGCGTAGGGCCATCAAGGACCGCAAGGCCCGTGACGGCGATATCGTCCGTGACGTAGCCGTGAAGCACGACGCTGAACTGGCGTTGGTGGACCGAGCCGAGAGAGCAGCCGGATACCTGCCGCCTGACACGGACGAGGACGACGGAGGACTCGATGGTCTACTGTAGTAGCGATGCCGAACCAACCCGCATGCCTCCCCTGCAAGAACCCGTTGGCTCAGGAGTATCTGACCGAGCGTATGGGTCAGATGGCGGACTTGAAGACCATCCGGCACGAGTTGGCGTCGGCCTACCGAAAGCGGACGATGGGCTATGGCAAGGCCCCTACGCTTTCTATGTTGGTGACCCATCAGAAGTCACACATCGGGACAGTCGGCATGGCCTCGGCCCACCTGCCTACCTTCTCTGGCGAGGATGACACTACGTCCAGTGCGTCTGCGGACGATGGCACTGCTCGCGGGAACGACGTGGCAGCGGCTATCCAGCAGAGGGCTTTACAGGCCCTAGCGGATGGCGAACTCCGAGTCACGGCCCAGCACGGGCTGAAGGCTCAGGAGATGATCGACAAGCGTGCGGAGCGGGCACAGGACCGGGAACTCACCGTGTTCCTCGCTCGCATGATGACGCAGGCAATCCCACCCCCGGCCTTGATGCTTCCTGACGATGCGATCGAGGCTGAGTACACAGAGGTAGAACTCAGTGAAGCAGCAGACTAACGAGTACATCGCCATCCAGTTGGACAACTACGCCAAGCACCTGCAACAGCAGTGGAGCGAGGTGAAGGGCACCCCTCAGGCGTTCGCTTTCAAGCAGACCATCACCCACCTCATCGAAGCGGCCATGTGGCTGCGGCGGGAGCCTGACTCTCTGCCCGACAAGCCGTAACTATGGTCCTGAGTGCCAAGGATGAAGCACGGGCGGTCAAGGCAGCCAAGACGTTCGGCTTCAACCTGTCCAAGGCGAGGTGGGACACCCCCACCTACGCCCGCCTGCTTGGCATCGAGGTCCACCCCGGTCAGGTCCGGTTCTTTCAGCAGGTGCTCGCACGGGCACCCGACGCCGTCAAGCCTGCCTACCTGAACCTCGCTCTCTCGTCTGGGAACCGTGCAGGCAAGACGCTGGCCCTGACCATCGCCGTCCTGCAACACGCTCAGTTCAAGATCGGGCTGCCCCCACCCGGTGACGACAGCGAGACCGCCCTGACCAAGTGGCGGAAGCACCCGTGGCACGGCTACCACTTCGGCGTCCAGCAGGAGGTGGCGGACCTCATGTGGCAGGGCGCGGTGATGCTGTTCGACGGCACCCACCCCGGCCAGAAGGGGAGGGGCTGTCCGCTGGTGGACTTCCTCGGGCGGAAGATCGTCGAGACCGGTAAGAAAGAGCGTGGCGAGTACCGGTGGATCGTCTTCAGCGAGCAGATGGGTGGCGGGGAAATCCACTTCCGCACGACCAACGAGAAGGCCGTGGGTCAGTTGGGCAAGGACATGAACCTCATCACGTACGACGAGTGCGGGTTCGACCCGAACCTGACGTGGATCGTGAATGAGGTGCTGCACATGCGGCGGCTCTCGACCTCAGGCCAACTCATCCTCATATCTACCCCCTCCGAGTCATTCCAGCAGTTCTCTGACGAGTGGGCACGGGGAGACCCCGAGTCGCCTGACCGCCAGCCTTACCATATGAGCATTCGCATGAGCACCCGAGACAACATCGGCTTCGGCATCGAGAATTCCGCCTTCGCCCGCATCGTGGCCTCTATGCCCAAGCACCTCGTCGCCCAGAACATCGACGGGCACTTCATCGAGGGACGCAACGCTTTCTTCAACGCGATCAGCGTGGACGCCTGCTTCGACCCGGACATGCCGCTTGTCACGGAAGCGGAGGCGGACCACATGTACGTGCAGGGCATCGACCCGGCCATGACCCACGACGCCACATGGAGCATCACCCTCGACTACACCAACCCCAAGGTGGTGCTGGGAGTGAGGGCAGAGCGGCGTGAGGGTAAGCAGTCCATGCCCCGGCTGGTGGCTCTCATCAGCGAGGTCCACTACGCCTACAACGAGAACAAGGCCCGAGCCATGACGGCCTGCGATACGAGCGGCATGGGCGGCAAGGTCTTCAAGGAAGCCCTCTCAGTGCTCCACCCCTTCCGGGCCGTGGAGTTCGGTGGTGTCAAGAGCCGCAAGATGAAACTGCTCATCGACCTGAAGGGCTACATCGAGAGCGGCATCCTGAAGTTCCCCAAGCAGGGCGTGTGGCTGGGCCTCCGCAAGCAGTTGCTGGCGTACCGGCTGGACGACAGCAGGCTGGACACGGACGCAGTGATGGCACTGGCGGTCGCGGTCAAGCAGTTGGTGGCGGGCACTGCTTCAGTGGCCGTGAGCGAAATCGCCATCCCGTTTGACATGTACGACGAGACCCCATCGGGTGGCGGGCTGGCCTCCATCCCGAAGAAGGACCAGCGACCTGACGCCAAAGAGATGGTCTACACTGATGCTACGACCCCCGGAGAGGTCGGACGACGCATCCGTGCCGGTGCGAACTACGAGGTGCTTTAGTTGTCGGGACAGGGTGGGCCAATCAAGGTTCTGTACGAGGAAGATAACGCCGGGATGGCGGGTGACCCCGAGACAGCAGCCGTGTTGCGTGAAATCCTCCGACGCAAGGACTCCATCCGTAGTGCCCACGATCGCTTTGTGGAGCAGTGCAACCGGTTCGACAATCTGTACTACGCCAACGTCATCACCTCTGGCGGTGCGGACCACTGGCCGGAAGACCCCAACCGAACCATCGTGGGCAAGGCCCACGTCAGCCTCAACGTGCATCCGACCTACGTAGATGTGCCTGCGGCCCTCCAGTCCGTCGTCCCCATCGAGAACATCGTGCCCCCGGAGAGTAACCCTGAAGCCAAGGCGGTCGCTGCGGCGGTCGAGCGGTTGTACTTTGTGTGGAAAGATGAGGACCAGTTTGAGACCAAGAGCCACAAACTCGCCACGGTCAAGAGCCTCTACGGCCTTGCCTACGGCAAGGTGGTCTGGAACGAAGACCTCGGTCGCCCCGAACTCCTGCCGGTAGAGCAGCCTCGCAACCTGTGGGCTGGCTACAGCAGCAGCGACTACACCAACTTGGAGTGGGCGGTCTACTCGTACTTCATCACGCCGACGCAGGCCATCGAAGACTACGGGCTGGACATCAGCGAGGGCATCGAAGAGGGCGACATCGCAGAGGGCGACACCCGATATGTGTACGTCACGCAGCCCCTCAACCACAACACTCACGACCCTCAGACCCTGAGCAACCGGGATTGGCTTCAGACCCCTCAGTGGGGCATGCTTCAGGTCAACGACTACTGGTGCCGCAAGCCCAAGGGCAACATCGTCCGTGGCAAGAAGACTGAGATGGAGACCGTCAACGTAATCACCGTGGGCAACTACGTCGTGTACGACGAGGCCCACCCGGAGTACGAGGGTCGCCTGCCGTACGTGCCCGTCTTCAACACGTTCATCCCCGGCGTTCCTGAGGGACGGCCTGACCTCTACGACGTTGAGCAGTTGCTTCGTGAGAAGGACGAGCGAGTCTCCGCAGGCGGCACCATGGTGGGTAAACTGACCGGCAAGCAGTTCTGGCAGTTGACCGGCCCCGAGTCCCCTGACCGAGTCCCGAGCGGCCTCCGTCCCGAGCCTGACAAGGTCGTGGCCCCCGGTGCTGGCAACCGCATCGAACCCATCACCCCATGGATGCCTGAGTTCCAACTGGAGCAGTACCTTGCGCGGCTGGACCGTGAGTTGCAGGATGTCTCTGGCTTGAATGACTTGCTACGCGGACTCGCTCCTAGTCAGGTGTTGAGTAGCGGCAAGGCCATCAACGCCCTCGTGGCGAACTACGAGGCACGCATCACGCTCAGGCGACAGATGTTCTACCAGTGGCGTATCGACACTTGGGGTCTCACCAAGTTGGTGTGGGGCAACAAGGTCACCGAACTGAAGGCCATCTTTGAGAACGCAGGCAAGTTGGTCGTGAAGTCCCCGAGCCTTACGCCCCGCGACGACCTTGAGCAGAGCACCCTCGCCATGAATATGCTCAACAGCAAGATTTGGTCTCAGGTCCGAGCGATGGATGCCACTGGCGTCGAAGACCCCGAAGACGAGCAGAACGAAATCCGCAAGGAACGTCAGGACGCGGCTCTCTTCCCGGCAGACGTGCAGGCACAGGCAGCCCTCATGGCGATGATGCAGCAGATGCAGATGCAGGAGCAGCAAAACGCCGCGCAGCAGGGTGCTCCGGGTGCAGGCCCGCTAGACGAAGAGGGTGCCATCGACGCCGAAGAGGCCCGGCGGAAGGCAGGCGACGAGGCCGCTGGCGAAGGCCAAGAGCAACTACAGGAACCGGGCGAGCAGCCTGCAAGTGGCCCGTCCGCCTTCTCCGGTCAGGGAGACAACGAGGCAGTGAACCAGTCCATGATCCACGAGGGCGAGGTCAAAAGCCGCATGCTCACCCAGCAGCCGCTGACGGTTGAGGGGCAGGGCTAGTGGCACGCTCAGGTAGGTTCGGCTCACTCCCCGGTTCGTCCCCGGACCTCACGTCCACCATCGCTGCTCTGCTGGAGCAGTACGAGAACGCCCGTGACCGGAACATCTATTCGGCATGGCTGAATGGCGGCAAGTTTGAGGGCAAGAAGGTCACCGACCAGAGCCTGATGGCGTTCTACAAGATGCGTCGTTCGCAGTACACCAAGGACGACCCCGAGTACGACTACTGGAACCAGCAGCACTCGCAAATCGACTACCGCATCGGTGAGTCCAAGATGCTCCTGCGGTTTGAGCGGAACAACATCAAGGAAGGCGGTGCCGCTGCGTGGTACGCCTCCAATGCAAAGCGTTTTCCCAAGAACAGCGAGGTGTGGCGTGAGGCTATGCGTAACGCCGCTCGCTTCCAGAAGGCGGCTCAGGAAACTCGCAAGTCCTCGACGGCCACCATGAGCGACAGCGAGAAGTACGCCAAGGCCAACGACCGTATCTACCTCCAGCGGATCGCCCCGATGGAGGCAGCCGTCGCCGCATGGGAGAATGCCCTAGACCGCAACAACATGTCCGACGAGGCCGACTCGTTTATGACCCTCGGTGGCGACAAGATGGCCAAGGACGCCGAGATGCGGCAGTTCATGCGGACTCATGCGGGCAAGTCCTACGGCAAGGCGTTCAAGAAGGCCACTGGCCGAAACTTTACCTACAAGGCGTTCAAGCAAGTGCTGCGTCGGGGCCAGCAGGGTTACCGCCAGCAGGCAGGCAACGCCAAGCGGTTCGGCTTCCTCTCCTACGTGCCCGGTCTCAACCAGAAGGCCGCTGGTGTCGGGCAGTACCGGACGCAGTTGCACGTCTTCGTAGACGACATCTACGAAGACTACGACCGCGAGTTCGTGCGGTTCGATGACGAGATGGACGACGCTGAGAACGCTCTGGAACGTCAAGCCGTGCGGGACTCGTTCAAGGGTATCTTCACGAAGATTGCCAAGCGAGCAGCCAAAGGGAAGCGGGGCGACCACGTCCTCGCCGCGTCCATCGACAACACCCAGAACGCCATCGACGGCAAGAAGGGCGTCACCTCAGCCCGTAACGAGTTGATGGCCGGTGGCAAGTCAGGCACCTCCAAGGCCGCTGCCAGCACCGACCCCGTATACGAGACCGTCCGCATCACCAACCCCGATGGCACCCAGACGGAAGTCAGCACCTCCGTCCTCGACCTTTCACAAGGTGGAGACATCGAGGACATCCTCATCTCGGCCATCAACGACAAAGAGAAGATCATCCCCGGCTATGAGTCGGATGAGTGGATGTTCGTCAAGGCCTACGACGGCACGCTGGTCGAAGTCGAGACCGCTGAGTGGCGGAAACGGCACTCGTTCCTTCCCGGCTCGTCCGCACGAGACAACGACTTCATCGAGAACACGGTCGTACTCGCTGGTGGCGTGAAGGCCAAGGTCATGCTTCCGGTCCAGACGGCGATGCTCCACTTGGGCATGGTAAATACTGACCCCATGCCCGTCGAAGCAGTCTCGTACAAGACGGTCCACGGAGACATCCGCTACCAGTACGTCGGCCCTGAGGGTTGGATGCAGGACACCGCTGCCCACCCGCTGGACTGGGCCAACAACTTCGATGATGGCGAGGAGCGAACCGAGACCGGTCATTGGTACGACGAGGTCAATCATAAGATTGTCAAGGTGGTCTCCGACGCAGACGACCAAGGCAACATGCGGGTCAATGCCCAGTTCGCTGCCTATGTGTGGGGCAAAGCCATCGTTATCTACGCCGAGAAGAACGGCTTCACGCTAGACCCCTCGACAGACGTCTACATAGACAAGAACGGGAAGCCGGTCGAGGTCTCGCAGGCGGACGTGATGCCCACGTTCAAGAACATGCTGGTGGCCCACGGCACGACCTTCGATGAAGACGGCTCCCCCATCATCCCCGGTGGCGACCTTGTCAAGACCGTGCAGGTGGCGAACCCCGCCTTCAGCAAGGCTCAGGCCCCCGGCTCCGTCAGGCCCGACAAGGATGGCGGTGCTCTACCCAACCGCTACAAAACCATCGACTACCTCGCAGGCGGGCGTACAGCGTACGACGCCATGTCCGAAGAGGACCAAGCGGCGATCCAAGCCGCTGCGTTTGACCTGAACGAGAACGAAGACATCTCCCCAGCGACCCAGCACCTCGTCAATGCCCGTGAAGAGTTGGGCTATGCGTACGAGGATGGCACGTTCATCGACGCCTCCCGAGCAGACGCAGAGGGCGTAGTCGCAGAACTGCCAGTGGCACAGCAGGGTCCGTCGGGTTTGGTTCGTCTAGGCGCAGCCCCGACGGCTCCAGAAGTCGGGCAGGCCGGAGCGGTAGGCCCATCGCAGGCGGTCACCGCGCAGGATCGGTGGCAACCGCCTTCAGGAAGAGGACAAGCATCTCTGGACCTATGGGTCCGCGGCCTTGAGGGTTCGGACGTGCAGGCCCCTGAGGCCACCCGCATCCCTGAGACCATCGACAAAATCATCACCCTGAACGCTGTCCTGACGGAGGCTGGCTCGACGCTGGATACCTCAGGCCGCATCGCTCAGTATCAGGGTACGGTCGGCCGCAGGGCAGCCGCCGCACTGACCGCTGAGGAACGCCACGAGATCGTCATCGAAATCGCTGTTGCCGAGGGCAACGGCGATAACCCGGATTACATCTATGTAATCGCTGGTGAACTCGACGCTCTCGCCGCAGCCGGTGACGCCGGTCTGAGCGAGCGTGAGTTTTTCGACCTGACTGGCTCGATGTCGAAAGATGAGAGGTACCGTGCCATCCAGCAGTCGAAGCGGCTCCGTGCGAGCAGCCCTGACAGGAACCGGGCCACGCAGGACTTCCTCTCCGAGACCCTGTTGGACGACCTCCGTGACGCCAAGTGGAGCGATGCGCAGATCGAAGAGTCCTACCCCGTCATGTTCGCTGAAGAGAAGAAGGTCAACTTAGCGAAGCAGTCTTCCGCCCGTCGCTTCAAGGCTGGCTACGGCCCCGACCCGGCACTGGCCGCACTGGGACCGGCTAGTGGAGCCGGGTCTCCGATCATCGACAACGCTGCACAGACGCTGAAGAACGCCATCTCTGGCGTCCAGATGGCAATACCGACCGCAGCCATGCCGATGACGCCCGCTTCTGCCTCAGGGAACATCTATGCTGACTTCGCGCGCACCAACCGCCGCCTCGTGCTCCCGACCGCCACGACGGTGAAGCCGCTTGTGGCACAGCAGGGTCCATCGGGTTTGGTCCGTCTAGGTGCAGCCCCGACGCTGGCCGCAACGAAGCCGCTGACCGCCCCCCGGTCCACGCTTCGCCCGACGCTGGACGACGGGCCTTTCCCCTCGCCGTCGCCACAGAGGGGCCTTGGCCTTGGCGATGTCATCCCTCCCCTTACGATAGGCCGAACGCCATTCGGTGTTGAGAACGCCTCTGAGGGCAGCAAGGAGTACGACTACTAGGCTGGTAGACTGGGCCTATGACATACGATCCGGGGTACAGGCCGTTTGAGGACGAGCCTGAACGTCAAGGGCTGAATGGTCAGTACGGACCTTCCCCAGCCAGTCCTCTCGACTCCCGTTACGGCGGACCAGACCCGTGGGAGAAGGGGCTACGGGCTTACACCGACCTCGGCAAGCCCAACTATGGCTCCCGTCCGTTTGAGGGGCTAGGCAAGACCAACGTCGCCACCTCCCTCCCGTTCGCACCCTTCGATACCCGTGGCCGCGATCAGGCCCCGACTCCAGTGGGTGCCCCGCAGCCCGGTCTGTTCCAAGCCTTCGGGCAAGGCTTGACCCAGTTGGCGATGAACACCGTCATCCCTCTGGATATGATTACCGAGCACCTGTTCGGTTCGTCCACGGGCGAAGACATCGAGAAGGGCATCGCAAATGGCATCGGTGCCATCGGTGGGGCCTTCGACGGTATCCTCGACTTCATGCCCACGTTCGACTTTCTGCCCGGTGGCGGGGACATCGAAGGCACCTTCGACGCCCTCCCTGAGGACGAGTTGAAGCGGAGTTTCGACGTGATGATCGCCCAGAACCCAACGGCACGCCTCGAATACATGAAGCAGTTCCTCGACAGCCGTGGTCCTGACATCGCACGCATGTACGGATTTAGTGGGGACATGGGCGAACTGGCCGGTCCCAGTGCGAGTTTCAGTGAGCAGTTGCGGCGTATCGTCTTCGGGGGCATGACTGTCCTCGGGAACCAGACCGCAAAGGCGTATGTGAACTCGGCCATGCGGGACATCGACGGGACCGTCTTCAACGCTGATATGGGGGGCCTGCCTGAGGAACTTCAGGCCATCCGCAAGCGTGTGGAGGGCGGGGAGATCACCCGTGAAGAGGCGATTGACGAAATCTCAGCAGGCCAGTTCCGGTGGACCCACGACGAGGGACCGGGCGGCATGTTCATCAACCTCACGCTAGACATCCTCACTGACCCTCTCATCTGGGCCTCGTTCGGGCTGGGTGGATTTGCCAAGGCCGGTGCTAACGGTGCCGTCCGCATGGCGCAGATTAGGACCGCCCAGTACCTGAAGAAGAACGGTGCCCTAGAGGGTCGCATGATTGCGGACCTCAGCAAGAAGTTCAAGTTGCCGTCTGAGGCCATCATCAAGAGCCAGAGAGATGACATCGTCAAGGCCAAGTACGACTGGGCCGTGAAGTACGCCCCGACCGAGCATGCACAGGCCATCGGCAGCCTCGGGCGTACGCAGAAGACGCTCTTCAAGTTGGATCACATCATCCAGCCAGCGGCTATGGTCGCCAACGAGATCGACACCATGTTCGGTATGTTCGGTGCGACCCATGTCGGTCGTCGCCTGTCCGCCTTTCGTGGGGAGAAGCACGTCGAAGGCATCGCCCGAGCGGTGGGCGTCAAGCGAGTGCAGCGGGTCCAGAATTTCTTTGGCCCCGAGAAGTTCGATGAGTTCACCGCCTACTTCGGCATCTTCTCAGCCAACCAGTCAGCCAAGATGGCACAGAAGGTCGAGGTCAGTCAACTGTTGGGTGCTGACCGTGCCGTGGACTCCACCGGCAAGCGTATCAACCCTGTCGTGGACGCCCCCGAGCACACGCCGACACAGTCCGCCCGAGGCACCATCAACAGCAGCATGGAAGAGGCCCTGCCCAAGGAAGCCGAGCAGGCGTTCCTTGAGTACATGGAGGTCTTCCTCCCACACGGTGCCCAGTCCGCTGAGGCCGTCGCATCCGCCATGAAGCAGGCCAAGGCAGCCATGGCCCGAGACCTCGCCGCAGCCACCGGGAAGACCGAGCAGGCAGCCCTGAAGTTCCTTGAGGGAGCCGACCGACGTGAGATGTCCTTCATCCACGCCATCCTCTATGGCCGTCAGGTCCAGATGTTCAACGAGGCCAAGGTGCAGCACGTCGCTGCGGTGCAAGGGCACCTCGACGCCGCCATCAAGAAGGGTGACGCCGCTGAGGTCACACGCCTCACCGAAGAGTTGTCCAACGTCAACCGCCTGACCCTCGTCAGCGAGAACATGCTGACGAGGACGGACGCCGCACGGGTGCTGCACGACATCAACGCCCCCGGACAGAAGGGCATCGACGCAGCCAAGGATGCCGTAGATCGCTACGACCAGTTGGACATCAACTGGGGCAAGGACACGCCCGGAGGCACCCTCACGGGTGCCGAGTTGGTCACGACGCTCACAGCACACCTAGACGCCCTGCTGAAGGCTGGCGGTGCCCTGACGGACGTGGTGAGCACCAGCAAGTTGAACCCACGCATCGCAGCGAGCCTAGACAGCCGCTACCGGGTCGGAATGGCCCCTACTGACGTGTGGGGCATCACCCGTGAAGTGGACGGGAAGATTATCGGGGTCAACCCATTCGTGGAGGCCCTGAGCGAGAACACCAAGAGCCTGAGCCGGGGCCTGACGTGGTACGACCGCATGAAGCAGGGTCTTGCCGGTCCCATCAGCGGCTCCCGGCTGCACGCCGAAGCCAAGATGCGGATGCGTGTCATCGGAGCGTCCGAGTTCGGGATGCGTCGAGCCGACACCGATGCCCTCTTCTCGGCCATCAACAGGGAGAGCATCACCCGACAGAAGGGTGCCCGCTCGTTCGGTGCGGAGGAACTACAGAAGATCGCTGACGCCGCTGGCGTCAAGGTGGACGACACCATTCAGGCCAAGTACGGTGGCCGTGCCCTCCTACACATGGTGCTGAAAGCCTACGAGGGTGAACTCGCCATGATGGGCGTCACTTCTCGGTCCACCTCCCGGCTCAAGAGCGTCGTCGGACGGCAGCCACTGGGCGACAACATCATCGGCAAGATCTCGGAAGACCTCTACCCCCGCCTGAGGTTCGCCCTCTCGCCCATCTTCCTCGCCATGGAGTACGTCGAGGGTCCGTTCTTCGGCATCCTCCGGGGCATCAAGCCGGGGTGGCGATACGGTAGAGATGATGTAAGCCTGAACTCTATCCTTGAGTACATCCAGCCCGAGTTCACCGAGCACGGTGCGGGCATCGGTCGTGCCCAGTTGGCCTACGCTGACAGTTTCGGTGCGAAGACCGTGACCGAAGCCTCGTTCGCCACGAAGACGTGGAACAAGGTGATGCCAGCTAAGTTCGCACGCAACGCTGTCCGCATCCGTGGGCCTCGCTGGTACAACGTCTACGAGATGAAGAAACTGCTCTACGTCCGACAGGCCGGTAAGGAAGCGGGCCTGAACTGGAAGCGGACCATGGAGGTCGAGTTCCCTGAGGCCTACCGCTATTGGCAGATTGCCGCCGACAGCACCGACCCGACCAAGGTCTTCATTGCGTTCATGGAGGAACGAGGTGCGTTCAACCCTGAGGCTCGACACGCCGTCCACATGTTCGATGCGATGAAGCCCGACAGCATGGGGCTGGAGCGTATCCGCATGGGCGACGTGGCTGCGTGGCAGGGCTTTGAGACCCGTGCCGCACTGCGTGAGGCCATCGACAACGGCAGTTGGACCCGAGACCAGTTCATCGCCAAGTACACCGACATCGGTGGCAACCGCAAGTACGCCGAGCGGGCGTGGCAGGTTGCGGACGGCTTTACGGAGGGCGAGTGGAACGCAGCCCTCGTTGACGCACTGGGCAAGGAAGCGGCAGAGGGTGCCATGAACTTCCACCAGTGGATGGCGAACGCACAGGGCGTGACCATCGAAGAGTTCCTGAACCGGGAGTACGGACAGGTCGCAGCGAAGGTGGACAAGGCACGGCAGGTACCCGGCGTGGCCCTGAAGCAGACCGTGCGTGCCAGCCTTGAGGGTATCGGGGCCACCGTTCACGAGCGAGGCAGCCGCCTACACAACGCCGTCAAGGAACGGTCCAGTTCCTACCTCCCTGAGTCCACCCGCAAGGAGTCCGCCACCACGGCAGCCATCACCGCTGTCGAGCAGGCCAAGACGACCGGCGACGGGGCTGCATGGAAGGCCGTAGACGACGAGGGCTTCAACGCCAAGGTGCAGGGCTTCCTCGACGCTGAGGGCGGCAAACTCCCCGGCAAGAAGAAGGGTGGAGGCACGGTCAAGTTGACCAAGGACTCCGGTGCCCGCACGTACTATTACTACGACCCGGCCACGGGCCTGCGAGTGGGCTACGTGTCGCTCGACGTGAACGGTCTCGTCGCCTCCATGGAAGTGCTCCCGTCCGCTCAGGGCAAGGGCCTCTCCAAGGGCATGCTCGACGCCGTCAACCAGAAGGAGAAGGGCAAGTTGGAGCAGGGGTTCAACAGCCCCGCTGTCTCGTTCACTGAGGCTGGCAAGGCCACCGCCCTGAAGTGGCTCCGTGAGAAGGAAGTCACCATGGGTGACGCAGGCTCTGCCCTGACCGAGTCCATCGACCAAGCCCAGCGAGCGGTAGCCGCAGGCAAGGGCCGGCCACCGGGCATGTCCCCGGAGCGAGCCGGCATGCTCTCGGACCTCATCGAGGAACGTGAGGCCGTGTACTCCGACATGTACGCCACCATGCGTCATGCCTTAGGCAGCAGCGACGACAACATGAAGGCCGCTGCGAACTGGTACGACGAGATGACGACCATGTTCCTCGGGCTGGTAGAGAAGATGCCTGACTCGATGATGGACGCTCTGATGAAGCAGTGGGATGAGTCCGCTGCCTCGGGCACCCTGAAGCGTGCTGACGGTGCCACCACCAAGGCCCTGAAGGACATGACGGCCGAAGAGAAGCAGGTTGAGTTGGCCGCACGGCTGAACATCGCCTTCTCGGGCAGCCAGATGAACACCTCCGTCTTGGACGGCATGAAGTACGTCGCCAAGATGCTGGACGAAATCTTCGAAGACAAGTCACCTGCCCGACTGGCAGACGAGGCTGAGTTCCGGCTGAAGGAGTCCGGTTCGAAGAAGGGTGCGAGGTACTGGGACGAGTTGAAGGACGAGACCCTGTCCGCCGAGCGTCGGAAGGAAATCCTCAAGGACTCCAAGGGCGAGCACCTGTACGCCGAGTTCATTGACGAGGCGACCACGGATGCCCGTCGCAAGGAAATCGTCCAGTCCAAGGTCGAGACCCGCTACGGCTTCAAGGTCGTGGGTCGCCGCATGGAAGACCTCCTGCGTGACTTCGGCAACATGGACCCCGAGAAGATTGCCCAGAAACTGTCCGACTTCAACGACAACCTCGCTGGTCGGTACACCCGCACGTCCTCACCCGTGAGCATCAACGGCGTGGCCCTCCAGCCTGCCGCCATGGACATCTGGATGAAGCGTATCTTCGGTCACGGCGACGAAGCCTATCTGGGCTACCTCGCTGACGACTACATGCGTGTCAACAAGTTGGACCCGACCGACGCCAACCGGCTCATCGCTGAAGAGGCAGTCATCGAGCATCAGGGCTGGGGACCAGAGGCCCGCACTGAGGGCGATGCCCCGACCGAGATGCAGTACGAGTGGATGCTGGAGCGGACCAACGAGTTCAAGGACTGGCTCAACAAGGAGGACATCCCCGGACCTAACGGCGAGTGGGCGGCTCACGAAATCCAAGCGTTGCTGTGGGTCGGTGAGCAGAAGCGACTCCAGTACGAGGGCACGCCGACGTTCGGCACCCTGACGCAGACCGGTGCCCAGTTGGTGACCGAGCCGCAGAAGACCCGCATCAACCCCAACGTGCTGGAGTTGATGGTGGAGCACGGCGACGAGGCCGGTCAGGTCATGGCTAACATCCAGCGAGACATCAACACGCCCCTGATGGCATCCATTGCAGAGAACACGGGTGTCGTGGCTCTACGGACCCTTGACGGGTCTGGTACGGGCAGCACGAACGTGGTCTTCGCCAGCAAGGACGCCTCCATGCGTGCGGCAGGGGCTATGGCCGTTGCTCTGGACGAGCCGGTCATCCGCATCGGTAACGGCAGCACCCACCACACGGTGGATGTTGCGTTCGACCCTGTGATGACGCAGGCCGACGTGAAGCCCTATCTCACCCTGCTCTCGGACTTCGTTGCGGAGTACATCCCCGACGAGTTCACCCACATGAGCACGGCCCTGCTGGACGACAACTCGTTTGCTGTCCGCAGCATCACAAAGAAGAACATCGCCGGGACCAAAAAGGCCCCGCTCGACTTCGACTCGCTCCCACCCAATATCGTTGCGGCACTGGAGGACGGCTCGTGGGTCAAGGCGTTCGACCCTGACGCACAGGCCATGCCGGTCCACATCGAACGTCGGCGTGTAGATTTCAGCCGTATCACCCCAGAGGAAGGTCGCAATCTTGTCAACTCAGCAGAACTGGTCAATCAGTACAGGGAGGGAGTTGTCGGGTCAGCGGAACGGGCTTACACCCACCACGCTCCCGAGTCGTCGGTCGCCTCTGAAGGGCGAGCCGCCCTTGCAGACGGGGCAACCCGAACCCAGCGAGTCCGAGTCCCCGCAGGAGGGAAGCCGGGTGGTGTACGAGCCGGGTTCAAGCCTCGGGCCGACGCTTCCCGTGCAGACCTCACAACCGCCACCCGAGCAGAGCGGGCAGCCCTCTACTTCGTCAACAATGCCACCGACGCAAGCACCGGAGTCCACGAGGCCTTCCACCTCTTCGCCCGCCTCATTGACGACTCCGCAAAGCGTGAACTCCTTGACGCCTACAATGTCGCCCACAATCTCACAGGACGTAGGGTCAAGCGTTCCTTCGGAGTCATCGAAGAGTGGGTAGCCGAGCAGTTCGAGGGCTTCGCAGCGGGCGACCTCCCGCCCAACGCCACCTACACGGCGACGTTCAAGTCGTTTGCCGAGTGGGGCCAGAGGAACCCCGGCATCAAGGCGGACGCTACGGTGGTGCCTGTCTTCCAGAGGGTGCTGGACTCATGGAGCGACGTACCCGGTGGCTTCTCGTCACTGGACGAACGCCGCATCTGGGAGTCAGCCCGCATCGGCCTGCTGAGGGCAGAGGAAGAGGCTCACTCGACGGCCTACTATCGGCGTTCCCCCAACTGGATGGGACGCACCATCAACCACCCGTACCTCGGGATGTACCCGGCTAACTACATGTGGGGCAAGGTGCTTCCTGAACTGACCCGCTTCATGTTGAGGCGACCCTTCGGACTCAAGGCTCCGATGGGCGGGATGTTGATGTATAACCACGTCCATCGTGCCCTCTCTGAGGAACTGGCTACCAACCCGGACCTGTCGGGCTTCATCGAAGACCACCCGGACACCGTCCGCTTCCTCACGATGATGCTCCCCGGCAACCCTGTGGAGATGCCGGTCAACTTGCCCGTGGTGGCCCGCCGAGCCATGGAGCACGACGCTGAGAACCGTGTCCGCCGCATGCAGGGCGTGAAGGAGGAACCCTTTGAGTTGGCAGCCAGCGTGGGGGACATGATTTCCTACAGCGTCGGGTTCGCCAACCTGCCTGAGAGGGTAGGAGACATGCTGGGCGAGTTCGCCGGGGACGACGGACCCAACGCCGGGAAGACCCAAGTGGTCGGACGGCTAACCCCCACTCCATCGGCAGCCGAGTTCATCAGGTAGTAGACTCTGACGTAACACCTCACGATGCGGTGATACACTAAGAAAGCGAGACCTACTTGGCAGAAGACGAGAGTCAGCAGTCCTCCACCGAAGACAAGTCCACCGACACCGGCAGTGATGCAGGCGAGTCGCAGGACGAGGGAAGCGGCGAGAGCACTCCTGCGGACATCGAAGCCTACTGGAAGAAGCGACAGTCCAACTCCGACAAGGCGAACGCAGCGGCGATGAAAGTCCTACAGGGCCAACTCGACGTAGCACAGGCACCGAAGACCACCGAGAGTGGTTCCACGGACGGGGGCAGTCAGGCCAACGCACGAGCCGATGCCGCTGAGAGGCGTGCAGACGAGGCGGAAGCGAGGGCCACGGCGAGTGACCTAGCAGCGAAGTACCCCAACGCCAGCAAGGCAGTGGGACGTGCAGTCGTCGTCATGGGTGAGCCTGAACTGGCAGCCTTGGAGACTACGCTTGACTTCGATGCAACCGCACCTCGTATCACTGACAAGAACAATCCCGCCCGCACGACTGGAGAGTCCAGCAAGTCTGTCGAGGACATGAGCCTCGCTGAGTTGCAGGAGCACTTCAAGTCAATCCCCTACGAAGGGTAGCGGCCAAGCAGAAAGGCCAATCCATTGGCTAACGACACCTCCACCACGAACTTCGGTGGAACGGTGCAAACGCTCATCTCAAAGGGCGTTGCAGAGAACCTGCGAAACAACCTTATCTGGCTTCAGGAAGGCTCATTCCTGAAGGCGAGCATCGTCGCCGGGACCAATCAGGCCCGCTTCGTTGCCTACGGTGACCTCACGATTGATGCCTCTGCGGTGTCGGTCGAGGGAGTGGCTAACTCCCCCGAAGAGTTCGCCATCGGCTACCAGACCCTGACGGTCGCCCAGCGGATGCGTTCCATCCGTCTGACCGATGTGGTCATGGATGAGAGTCCCCACGCACTGATGACCGAAGCCGCCGAACGCATCGCGTTCAACGCCTCGGCTGTCGCAGACTTCGTGACGGCAACTGCTGCCGAAGCCATCACCGCCACCTCGTGGGCGGACGCTGTCGCTAACCGTGCCGCTCTGACCACGGGCGGCGTCCTGAATGGCGATGAGGTCAAGCGTGTGGTCGCTGAGATGAAGTCCAACAACATCCCAACTTTTGCGGATGGCTCCTACCACGCCATCGTGTCACCTCTGGCGGTCTACGACCTCCAGTCCGATACGGCGGTCGGTGGCTGGATCGAGGTCTCGAAGTACGCTGCCTCGGGCAACCTCCTAACGGGCGAGATTGGCAAGTATGCCGGTGTTCGCTTCATGGAGAGCAACCTCGGCACCCAGCCCGACTCCACGGGTGGTGTTGCGGATGCCTTCCCCGTCTACCGGACCTATTTCTTCGGTCCTGATTGGTTCGCCTTCGGTGACCTCCAGAGCATCCAGTCCTACCTCGTCACCCCCGGTGGTGACCATGATGACCCTGCTGCTCAGGCGGCTCTGGTCGCTTGGAAGGGCATGTACGGCATCGAAATCCTCGGTGACAGTGCAGAGGCTTCATATGGCACCGTGAGCGGCGGCACCAAGTACCGCGTCCTCGAAACCATCGGCACGCTTACCTACTAGACCTCAGGGGTTGGTAACCCTTAGGGAGTCAGTCTCCCGCGATCAAGCGAGGTGGCCCCGGCAAAAGCCGGGGCTTCTTCATGTAGAATGACCTCATGGCCTATACGCAACCCACGCTTGTCCAACTGCGGGACTCCATCGAGTCGAAACTGCGGGACACCGCCAACGAAGCCTTCTCGGCTGCGGAGGTGGACGCTCTCTTGAACGAGGGCATCGTGGAGGTCAATCGGCTCTACCCCCTCATGGTCATCGAGGACGTGGATGTCGTAGACACCGACGAGGATGGTAACATCGACCGGGAGTACACAGTTGCGTCAACAGAAGTGTCTCGTGCTGAGGTTTGGCGGGAGTCCGCCTTCCGCTCAGTCATCCCTCAGATGGACGGCGAGGCTGACTCAGGCTGGGACTTGTGGGGCACGACTTTCACCGTCCCGAACTTCGTTTCGCTCGATGAAGACCTAGACACCGTTCGCCTCTACGGCTATCAGGACCGTGACGTGCTGGACGATGACGCTGACGTGCTGGAGTCCGACGCTGAGGCCGAGTACGCCATCCGCTCCTACGCCGTGCTGATGGGCTACCAGCGGCTTCAGAACGACCGCAGCCTGTACCAGCAATGGCTCAAGGCCCCCGGCAACAACGAGATGTCCCCGAACCAGTTGGACTCCATGGTCAACACCTACATCGCACAGTGGGAGCGGCTGCGAGGGCACCTCCGTCGCATGCGGCGAGCCTAGTGGACCTCGCCCGCCCTATCACGTTCCGCACGGTCGATGTCAACAGTATCCTGACCCTCGCCCCGGAGCAGGCCATGTCCGGGTATCTGGTCAACGATGTCCGCTGGCTGGACGTGGAGGGTTGGGGCTACAAAGAGAAGCGGTCGCAGGGCGACGGCTACGATGCCTCACGGGTTTACCTCGGCATCAGGCGGCTCCAACTGCGGGGCACCATCTACGCACGCACGGCTCCCGAACTGCACGACAAGGTCCGCACGCTGCGGGCACTGTTCACGCCGACCCTGTGCTACAACGAAGACCCCAGCGTCTTCGGGTTCCTGCCCCTGACGTTCGACATCCCCACTGAGGACACGGCCACATGGGCGACAGGCTACATCCCCGCCAAGTTGCTGTGTAGGCCCGTTGACCAGCCGGGAGGCATGTTCATCCGTGAAGAGGCCTTCGGTAAAACCACAGGGGGCTTCAGTGCGGTGTTCGACGTGACCCTAGAGGCCGTGGACCCCCGCATCTACCTCCAGACGACCACGGACATCGCTGCGACCACCACGACCGCCTCCAGTAGCGTCACCAACGACGGCAACTACCCGGCTCCCTTGCAGGCCCTGCTCGCCCTGACGGCAGCCGACGATACGGGTTCCCGCTCCCTCACCTTCACTGGCATGGGGACCGTGATGACGGTCACCATCCCGGCCTCGGCCAACGACCGTCAGGTGAACGTAGACTCGGAGAAGAAGGTCTGCACGCTGGTAGACAACGGTATCGAGACTCTACGAATGGACCTCATCTCGTTTGCGGCTGGCTTCACATGGCCCCTCGTTCAGCCCGGTGCCAACTCGTACGACTGGACGACGGTCGGCGGTGCCCCTTCGACGGGGGCGAAGTTCTGGTTCTATGAGACTTTCGCCTAAGCCGTGAAAGACACCGACCTCGCTTCGTTGGCCCTGAACCATCGTGGGGTCGAAGCCTAATGAGCACCAAGCAACTCACCCTCGTCGCGGACAACACCTCACGTAAGAAGTTCAACGGCACCGATCACAAGGGCCGTGGAACCAACGACCGCCTGCTCATCGGCAAGGTCAAGATCGAAGGTGTCTGGTGGCGTATTCGGTCCTTCGTCAAGTGGACTACGGACGACACCCTGTGGGATGGCGTGGAGGTCATCACCTCTGCCACCCTGACGCTGACGGTCGCCTCCAACGCGGGTGACACTGAACTCGCACCTCCCTCGGGCGGACGCTTCACGGCCAAGCGGCTAAAGAAGTCGTTTAGCGAGGGAGGCAGCGGCGACTGGACGACAGGCAGCAAGGAATGGCCTCCTGCCAACAACCTCGTCAAGCGGACGGGCACGGGCGGGGCCACCCCCGGCACGACCATCACCATCGACGTGATGAAGTTCATCCAGTTGTGGGCACCCAGACGCATCTCGTTCCAATACGCCACGGGCAAGCCGGTCAACGGCAAGGGCCTCGCCAACTACGGCCTGATGCTCAAGGGCCGCAGCGAGACCTCGTCAGCGGACGCCACTGAGGTCTGGTCGCAGGAACACGGCACTGCCAGTGAACGGCCCACCCTCGACATCGTCTACGAACAGGTCAACACCGCACCGACCGCAGCCATCGTGGCCCCAAGTGGCAACGTAACTGCTGACTTCGACGTGGACGGCACGTTCACCGACATCAATACCTCCGACTACATGTCTCAGGTTCGGGTCCAGATCGAGAAGGACTCGGTCGGGAACTGGAACACGCCGATGGTCAACCGCCTCTTCAGCCGCGAGGTCTCCATCGTGGACGACCAGTGGCACGTTGAGGACGGCGACTTCGACAAGTCGATGCTCCGCAAGGGCGTCCTCTACAAGATGCGGGTCAAGGTCTGGGACAAGCACGCCAAGGCCTCAGCGTGGACCGCTGACAAGACGTTCACCATCACCTCCGACGCTCCGACCGTCACCTCTGAGGACTTCGGCAGCATCGCTGTCATGGACGGGGTCATGCTGGGCGGGGCCTTCACGACCGACTCCCTCACCTCGGCCCTCATCGTGGACGTGCAGGTACACATCAGTGGCGGTGCCCTCCAGTGGTCAGCCTCCTATCCAATCACTCAGGGTGAGAAGGACTCTGACGTGGTGGCAGTCGAGTACGGAGGTCCATCTCTTGCAGCAGGGTCGTACACGTACCGCATCAGGGTTACGGACAAACTACTGGGTCAATCAACGTGGGATGAGGGCACGTTCGTTCTCACGGCTGCGGAGCCAGATGACGACGCAGACCTCACCAACATCACCGGCTACAACCCCATCACCCCCGTCACCCGCATCGTTCTCTACAGCCTCGACACCGCCAACCGGGGGCCGAAGGATGTCGTAGGCATCATCGAGGACGCCGCCAACATCGGGGTTTCGTGGTACGCCAACGCACCCGGCCAGTTGTACTTCACGCTCCCGGTCACGCACCCCCAGATTGGGGTGGCCGAACCTCTGGTCACGCACTATCAGGTGCAGCAGTTCCGACGTGGCCGTTGGAAGATGCTGGCAGCGGGCCTGCTCTACGACTTCGACGCACGAGAGAACGACGCCATCTTCTTTGGGATGGACTACCTCGGCCTGCTCTCGTGGAGCATCGAAGCAGCCAAGCAGCCCAGCAACAACCACAAGAAGAAGATGGGCACCAAGGTGAGCAGCCTCAGCGGCTCCCGCTACTTCAAGAAGACCATCAAGTACATCATCAAGGACCAGTTGCGACGTGCTCGGTATCAGGACAGCAACAGCCCGGTCAAGTTCATCAGCCACAGCCTCGGCATCATCGGGGACTTCTCGACCAAGGTGACCATCTACGCCTCGTACGCCCAGCGGCTCGACTTCATCCGTGGCCTCATCGACAGCCACAAGGGTGCCATCGCTACCGGTGGTGGTGAGCGGCGTAGCAGGTTGCGTGTGAGATACCGGAAGGACAAGCATCAGTGGGTGTTCGATGCTCTCGACGCCGTGGGTTCAGACCGAGACAACATCCGGCTCATGTATGGCAGCGTGCTTCAGGGCTACAACGTCATCGCCATGGGTGAATACGCCAACCTGATTTACGGGTCAGGTCACGAGCCGAACAAACTCAAGCCCCACTTCGCCAAGGCCTCGGCTCCGGGCGTATCGCAGTCCGACTGGGGCAGCATCGGGTCCGCCCGCTTCTGGCCCAACATCACCGACAACCAAGACCTGAACCGCCGCAGCCGTGCGGAGGCCATCAAGGCGAGCCGCATCGGCAAGAAGGTGGCCCTCGGTATCCGGGTCCACGGGCTGGGCATCTGGGACGGCTACGAAATCCTTGACAACTTGCCCATCGACATTGACGACGGTGCGGTGGACACAGGCAACTACGGCTCCGGGTACTGGACTATCTGGGGTGGAGAGTACCGAGTCTTCCCTGATGGACACGATGAGACTACGCTTATCGTCCGCCCCAAGGGCGATGGAGCCTCTATCGATACCGACCTAATCAACACAGACCCCATTCATGCTCAGGCCGAGTGGAAGTGGGGGGCAGGAGTACCTAGTGGCTAAGTCAACCGCCATTCGCGACGATGTCCTCGACGCCATCCTCGGCACAGTGCAGACGCTGTCAGCCTCGACGCTCTACCTCGGCCTTTACACCGTGGCCCCCACGGAGGACGGTGGAGGCACTGAGGTGACGGGCGGGTCGTATGCACGGTTGTCTGTGAGCAACGTAGACGCCACGTTCCCGGCTGCGAGCGGCGGGAGCAAGGCTAACGGCATCACACTCGCCATGGTCACGCCTACGGCCCCGTGGGGCGACGTGCTGGCCTTCGCACTGCACGACCACCTGACCAACGACAGCATCATCCTCTGGGGCCTGCTCGACAGCACCGTCACGGTGGACACCTCGGATCCGGTCCAGTTCGCCGCTGGCGACCTGACCTTTGACGAGGAATAATGCAGGCCACCATTGTCCACTCCGCTCAGGGGTTCTTCAACCTCGACGTGGAGGCGGACCCACCTGAGGATGGGCAGACTGACGTAGACGCAGGCCTCTACTACATCGACACAGAGACCGGCATCGGCTACACCCGTGACGCCATCGACGGGGATGACGCAGCGGACGGCTCATGGACAGCGAGGGGCAAGGTGCTCCCGTTCGTCGGTGACCAAGGTGCCCCCGGCGCACCCACGGGGCTGGCCGTGGTCGCCACCATCGTGGAGAACGAGGACGGCACGCAGGTTCCCGGCTTCACCATCGACTGGGACGCCAACAGCGAGGACGACCTACTCGGGTACGTCATCCACATCGAGGCCACCACTGCCACATGGGCCAACCCCATCGAGGTGCTGGTCGGCATCCGCAACGCCATCCTCATCCGAGAGGGCTTCGTTAGCGGCCTCGGCTACGACTTCCGCATCGCCGCCCGTGACGCAGAGGGTTACACCTCAACGTGGAGTCCCACTGTCAGCGGAACAGCAGCATCAGATGGAACAGCACCCGCCGTACCGGGCAACGTCACACTCATCTCGGGCTACCGCCAGTTGGGAGTTACGTGGGACCGTGCCGCTGAGGCGGACTTCGCCTTCTATCAGGTTCGACGCCACCTGACCTCCGACGCAGAGACTGCGGTGGTCATCGAGACCAAGTCCAACCACATCATCCTCGCGGGCCTGACCGAAGACGTGGGCTACGACGTGGACGTGCGGGCCATTGACCTGGGCGGCAACGTCGCCACCTCGGACGTGGACCTCACCGGCCTGCCTCACCTAGAGAACCCGGACACGGGTTGGTCAGTGGTGGTGGCCGAGACCCCGACCCTTATCGGGTCAGCGGACATCGTCGCTGGCTCAGTGGTCACCAACTTCCTGAGCACTGGCACCCTCTCGGCGGACCAGATTGACTCGGGCGACCTCAGCGTCGGGCGGGTCGGAGACCCCGGCACCATCGAGATGTTCGATGCACAGGGCCGCTCCATCGGCACGCTCTCAGTGAATGGGCTGGTCCTCATCAACCCGGACAACACGCAGGAGGCCATGTGGCTGACGGCAGGCGTCCTCAAGTTCTCACAGGTGTACGACGGCGACGTGGACACCACGACGTGGACGACAGCCCTCAACGCTGACGGCCTGAACGCCTCGGCCATCACCTTCGGCACCATGGGAGGCGGTAGCAACAGCATCCCCAACGCTGGCTTTGAACTGTCGGTGTACGCCGTCCTGACCTCGGGTCTCTGGACGGCCTCTGCTGGCTCCCCCTCATGGGACGATGCGACCGACATGGTCAATCTCGACATCTCCGGTGCGGACTTGACCATGACCAGTGCCAGTTAGCCCATTGAACATGGCCTATGCGGCTGGCGTGCTGGACTCAGACGGGAGCCTCGGGGCCTACATCAGCAAAGAGCGACAGATACTGAAACTGGTCATCACCGTGGCCGTGCTGGACCATCGGATGCCTCTCTGGTTTCAGGAGCGGTGGGGTGGCATCAAGAGCAGGTTCGTGGACAACCGGGACAACAACTCACGCACACTGTGGCGGTGGCAAACCCACGGCATCAAGAGCGGTCCTTTCGTGCGGGACGTTCTGCCATACTTGGTCATCAAGGGTGAGCAGGCAAACCTCTACCTCGCACTGGCCGACACTATGACGGCAGGTGGCTTCAGGGTCACGCCTGCCACCAAGGCTCTGCGGCTAGAACTGGCGGCAGAACTCAAGCGATTGAAGTGGGTATAGTTCGTGGCTAACGTAACCATCTACGCCAACAAAGAGCACAGCATCGGCAAGACCGATGCCTCGGTCGAAGTAGGCACGTCCAAAGAGAAGCACGGTCCCATCGGTGAGGGCAACTCCGGGTGGGAATGGCGGGAACTCATCAAGTTCCCCATGTCCGTGTCGGACTTCGGTGGCCTCACGCAGATTACGTCAGCGGTCATCAAGTTCAAGACCACGGGTGCGGTCCACGCCACCAACGACAGCGTTGACATCCTCGTCAAGCGGCTGACCTCATCGTTCGCTGCCACGGGTGGCGGTGCCAATGACGCATCGGACTCATGGAGGACTGGGGCCGACCCCAACTGGGGCGGTAGCCCTTCGACCAGCGTCACGGGTGCAGGCAGCAAGACGTGGAACCCCTCCGACAACACCGTCTACGAAATCGACATCACCGAACTCGTGGAGTTCTGGTTGCCCGCCAGTATCAAGAAGTCGGACGGGTCGGACGGCAACAACGGCAGCAACTACGGCGTGATGATGCGGTCGGTCGATGAGACCGACAACTCCAGCATGGAAATCCAGACCATCAGGAACTCTTACTCGCCACGCATCGTCGTCACCGGCACCACGGTGCCCACGCCTGAGCCTCCTGACACCTTCCTCATCACCGGCCAGCAGACCTCCATCCCGGCGAGCACCGGCTTCGGCTGGGACGGGGACGCAGGCGACGAGTCCCCCCTGACGGCATGGGACATGAAGATGTCGGAGTCCAGCCTGTTCACCGATATCGGCGGTGGTCCGGCCCTGAGCAACGAAGAGATCGTGGACATCACGGATGCCATCTCGGGCATCAGTGGCGTGGACGTGGCCTCTCCTACGTTCTCATTCGACACGGCTCTGGAGCGGGGCAAGACGTATTACTACAACACCCGGCACGAGAACTCGGAGGGTGAGAACGGTGACTGGTCTGCCATCCAGACGTTCACCATCCCAGACGTGCCCGACATCCCGACGCTCACCAACCCGACCGTCGCCAAGCCCCTCTGCGAAATCTTCAACCTCGACGCTGCTGAAATCTGGACCGGCTCAGGTGACGAGGCCTACCCCGTCCTGAAGTGGCAGTACAACCATCCTGAGGGGCTAGCGATGGCTGGCTACATGGTGGAGTGGGACTCGACCGAGTACGAGACCATCCTCACTGAGAACATCCCAGACGGGACGACGATGGAGGTCCGTGGCCCGACCAAGGCACCACGCAACTCGGCAGAGACCTACCGGGTCAAAGCCAAGGACACCAACGGTAACTGGGGTGCGTACACCGCCTCTGTCTCAGCCATCGTGCAGTGGGCACAGGGCATCTTCAACTACGACCACGGTGCAGGTGCGGGAGCGTTCGACTTCGCCTACGCAGGCGTGGTGGGCGGCGAGGTCGCCTTCCAGTTCCGTGAGGCCGAAGTGCCGGGTGTGTGGAAGGACACCATCGGTGAGGTGACGACCGACGAGCAGGTGGACATCCTCGTGCGACTTGCTACGGATGACTCGACTTCTAACCCAACTCTGCCCGACATGACCCTGTCGTACCTCGGGTCAGGATCGCTGCCCCCAGACCAGTGGGAACTGTTCGGCTCCAACGGCACGCTCGTGCTGGACGACAGCCGCCGCCGCTTTGGTCGCCGCTCGGCCAAGGTCACCCTCGGAGATGACGACTGGACCTTTGTCGCTCCGACGTACGGTGGCACCGACCCCTACATCATCGTCACGCCGGGTGAGAAGTACACCTACAGCATCCATATCCTCACGAGCGTGGCCCTGACCGACCTCAAACTGAAGTTCTTAGATGACGCCAGCAACAACCTTCAGGAAGAGGACAAGGTAGAGGGTGAGGACACGGGCGGCGAGTGGGTCCGCATCACCTCCACCATCACCGTCCCAGACGGCATCACCCGGCTCCGACCGGTGGTCGTCTTCAACGTGGACGACGCAGGCACCGTCGTGTGGCTGGACTCGGCCCAGTTGGAAGAGGGCGAAATCACTACGCAGTGGCGTCCGGGCGGCATCGGCACGGCGGTCTCCATTGACGTGGGTGGCGTCCAGATTGATGCATCCAAGGGTGGCGTGTTCCGGCTGAACACCAGCAACGGGAACGTCATCACCCTCAGCACCGACACGCTCAAGTTGGACGACGGGCAGTTGGGCCTGAAGTATCAGGGCGCATGGCAGGCGGGCACCTACATCAGGGACGACCTAGTCAAGTATTCGACCGACTTCTATATCTGCACGGCAGTGACGACCACGGGCGAGCCGTCCATCTCAGGTGACTGGCTGGTCTTCTCGGGAGTTGGTGCAACAGGTGCCGATGGGAATGTCTGGTTCGTCCAGAGCACCAGCCCGACAGCACTCAACACGGGCGACCTCTGGCTGGACACCGACGATGGCAACGTGTACTCGTGGAGCGGGTCCGCATGGGGCACGTCCGACATGGACCTCACAGGTCCAACAGGCTCAACTGGTAGTCAGGGCAGCCAAGGGGACCAAGGCGACCAAGGCATCCAAGGTGACACGGGGTCGCAGGGCATCCAAGGTGACACGGGTGCTCAGGGCATCCAAGGGGTCCAAGGGGACGAGGGTCCAGCGGGTGCCGTGGACGGCTGGACTACAGCAGCCGCAGCCTACGACTTCGTACCCACCTCATCCGGCAGGAACGTGGGCAGTGCGTCCTTGCCCATCGGTGAACTCCACGCCAACGCCAAGGCCATCATCTCGGGCGACCTTGATGTGCTCCCGTCCTCGGGTGCCACGCTCCGCATCGACGGGACCAACTTCAACATCACTGACGACGGGGTCAACGACACCGACGCCGTTCGTGTCTTCAGCAACTCGGGCCACCTGTACCACCAGATGGGCGACGGGGATCAGGTCTTCACTCGCTCTAAGGCGGGCGCGATCGTCCACACGATCGACAACGACGGCACCGTAACCCTGACAGGCCCGCTGGTCACGAGCAGCACCGTGAGTTCCAAGTCGTTCATCGCTCCTGTGCAATCCGACCACACGCAGCGTTGGTATCGGATCGCTCAGATCGAACTCGACGGCACCAACGAGGCGTCAGCCGGTTCGGTCCTGATCCAAGCCTCCGACCTGAACAACGTCGAGAAGCCGGCCGGCATCCTCGTGTTCAATATCCGTAATGCCGGCTCCGGTGTCGATCCTACGTCGTTCATCAAGTTGATCCCGTTCAACGACGCGACCGAACTGGATGATGTCGCCTTCGTCGTCACCAACAACGTGACCACGACCGACGTTTCGGTCTACGTCATGTCCGACAACTCATGGACGAAGTGGCACTTCCAACCGCTCATCACGGGCGACAACGATGACCCCGACGCAAGCCCCGTTTGGGAGGACGCGACAGCGGGCGTCACGTCGCTGCCAGCAGGCACGCAGTTGGACGTAGAGTGGGGTGGCCCGCGATTGCCGGTCATCAACACGTACACGGCCAACAGCACATGGACCCTGCCGACCGCCAACATCCCCCGGTACCTCATCATCGAGGTTCAGGGCGGCGGCTCTGGCGGTGGTGCCCCTGATACTACCGGCTCTGGCGAGCACGCCGCTGGCGGTGGCGGCGGTGGTGGGGGCTACTCCAAGAAGATGATCGACCCGAGCGACCTCTCGTCTGACATCACTATCGTGATCGGCGCAGGCGGTGCGGGCGGTACATCCGGCAACCCGGCTGGTTCTGGTAGCGTCGGTGTTGCTTCGACTGCCGCTGCTACGGGTATGACCACTGTAACGGGTAGTGCGGGTACTGGTGGGTCAAAGAGCAACGACACGTCCGGCAACACCACCGCGAGCGGCGGTACCGGAGGGGCCTTCTCCGGCGGCGATAGCGGCAGGAACGGCGATGACGGGGGCAGCGGCGGTGTTGCCGCTGGCGGTCGTATCGCAGGCGGCTTCGGGGGTGGCACCCAGTTCGCAGGCCAAAGAGAGCCGGGGTTGGGCAACGGCAAGACCGGATACACTTACGGTGGCGGCGGCTCCGCGGGTACGCACAGCGGCAGCACGAGCGGAACGACCGGGGGCGCGGGCGCAGCCGGTGTTGTCATCATCACTGAGTATTACTAGTTGACAGGTACGTCCTAGTCGTCTGCTTCTAACTGGTGCCGCAGGTTACTGTCTGGTCATTTGTTACTAGCGTAGAATGTGGGCCATGGAACTGACACTCGTCTTCCTCACCGGCATGCTGATTGGAGCCTTGCTTTGGGCCACCGTTGGTGAGTACCTAATCCGTTTGCTGGCAGCCCACCTCATCACGTCCTAGACTGGGGTCATGGGACGCCACGACAGAGACAGCCATGAACTAGAAGACACCATTCGCATCGTCGCGGCTGTTGTCATCGTTGTGCTGCTCGTCTTCATCGTCCTCACTGCTGTCATTCTCCCTGTCGTGTTTGAACGCACCGCAGAGACCACTCTCATCCTCGGTCTGGTGGGAGCACTCGTAGGTGCCCTACTACCGGTGCTCGCCGTCATCCGCATCAAGAACTAGGAGCACACCTTGCCTTACTGGCCCCGGCACCAACCACAACTCGGGCGTGGACCCACGTCCTCATTCGACTGCGGACCCCGTGCGTTCCAGACCGCCATGGATGACGCCACCGAAGGCCGCATCCGTCCCGGTCCTGAGAAGACCCGTGCCATCTTGCGTGACAAGGACGAGACCAACTACTCACAGTGGGACGAGGTCGCTGACCAACTGGGTGCCCGCTTTGGAATACGTGGCGACTCGACCAACGACATCGACGCCCTTCGGGACCACCTGAAGCGAGGCGGTGGTGCTGTTGTCGCCGTGGACTACGGGGTACTCCGACGTGCCGCCCCAGCCAAGACTGGGAGCGAGTCCTTCAACGGAGGTCACGCTCTCTTCCTCAAGGGCTGGCGTAAGCAGAACGGTGTCCGGGTCACCCGTGACTACGACTCGCTGAACGATGGCCGCTACCTTGGCTGCCCCAAGGGTCCGGTCTGGATGCAGTGGAACCGGCTGAAGCGGGCCATGCTCGCCCTGTCCTCAGAGGGCAACGTGTTCGTCACCCTCATCATCCGACCCAAGGACATCGCCTCAGGTTACGAGCCTCACGACCTCCTGCCCGCCATCGACAACGCACAGTCCCTCTTCTCTGTCCTCGCTGACCTCCGCGAGGCAGCCGATGACATCTCGTGCGACGTGTGCCTCGACGGTGCCATCGCTGAACTGGAGGCCGTCATCGGACTCGACCAGTTGGACGATGACGACCAAGCGACCATCGCTGACACCATCACCGGGCTGGTAGACTAGCCCGCAACACGTAATAGGGGACGCAACCTTGGACCGACTCAACCCGCTGTGGCTCCCGCTCGGGAGCATCCGCAGCATCATCGCTCTTACCTTCTCAGCCGCTGGGATCATCGCCATGTTCACGCTGTCGAGCGTGCCTGAGTGGTTCGCCCTTCTCTTGGGCGTCGTCATCCGTGACTACTTCGCCGTCCGTGCGGAGTCCCAGCCACGTCCACCTGTAGACCCGAAGGTCGAGTACACCTACTCAGGCACCTAAGTCGGAACATAAGGTCGAGTACACCTACTCAGGCACCTAAGTCGGAACATAGAGTGACCACTCCCATGCTCGGGGTGGTCATTCTATCGACCAGACAGGAGAACATCTTGGACTCAATCAACGAGCAGAAGGCCAACACCCGACGCATCTTCGTCATCGGTGTGATCCTGTCGCTGCAAGGCGACGACGCCAACGTCATCATCGGCATCGCAGGTGCCACCGAACTCTCCCCGGAGAACATCATCGACGCAGCGGAGTCGCTAGGCTACAGCATCCACACTGCGGAGGCCTTCGCACAGGCCATCATCGACGCTGGTGTCCTCTTCAGTGACAAGTTGCCTGTTTCGTACGAGGAAGAGGTCGAGGAAGCACCTCCCGCTGACGAGAGAGAAGACGAGCCGGAAGGCTCCGACCCTGAGACTCAGGACGAGGACAAGGCTGAAATCGAGCGGCTGTTCGCAGACGCCGCCATCAACAAGGACTAGCCGATGCCCCGAGTGGGCCACTTCAGAGTCGAGTACGACCCGGACGAGCGGATTAGCCTCCCTCGTCCGTTTCAGTTGGGCGGGGAGGGCAAGACCCAGAAGGCTCAATACCTCCATGGTGCTGCACGCACCAAGAAGTTGGACATCCCCACGGCAGAGCAGGCCAACAAGTTGCGGCTCTATCCCAACCAGTGGCTGAAGAACTTGCCCCACAAGGCCAAGAACATCGCCAAGCGGAACGCCGTGGTGAACCCGAAGGAATACAACAAGGCCATGGCCCGTGCCCTGACTGGCAGGAAGAACGCTCGGGCTGGCTTCTACATCAAGGTCAGGGTCGGTGAGCAGTGGGCCGGTGAACTCGGTCGGATGGTCCCCATCTTTGAGTGGGACTACGTGCCCAACGACATCTACGACATCCTCTCCCGTGGTGGTGAGTCTCAGTACGCTCAAGACCCACGCAAGTTGCTACCCGCCCTGAAGTTCCTCTACAAGTACGGCTACGACAAGTCCTACCGGGAACTCGCACTCAAGGTGAAGCGGAGGGTCAACGAAATCCGCAGGGGCGACACCGATGAGTGGCGGAAGTGGGCTGCCCGCTACAACGCTTGGCGAGACGAGATGCTCAAGGCCAACCGCGACGACCGCAACCGCTGGAACGTGTCCTAACCCCAAAGAACACAACGAATACCCGGACACAAAGAAAGACCCCCCGTCCCGAAGGACGAGGGGTCGTGCGTGTGTGGAGCACTGCTCCAGTGTACTACCCCGGCTCGTTGTCGGGGATGGAGTCGAATGGGTTGCCGTCGTCCTCATCATCCGGCGTCATGCCGATGAACTCAGTGGGGTCTGGGGCCACGAACACAGGTGCCGGTCTGACACTGCCACGAGGTGGCTTCTCGTCACAGGTGGACTCGGAGCACACCGTGAAGGCCGGGTATGGCTTGCCCTTGCGAGCACCATGCTTGCTGATGCCAGCAGGCACGACCTTAGAGCCACCGTGCATGGGACAGGCCCACGAACCCGTGACATGTGCCACTGGAACACCGCCTGACCCGCTATGGGCCTCTGACGGGGCTGTTGGGGCACGAGAGCGAGGTCCAGCCGCCTTCGACGCAGCAGATGCCGAGTCGTAGAGGTCTCGACCGATGCCCCAGAGGACACCAGCACGCTTCATGGCGTCCGAGTGCTCGCCTTTGACAGGCTCCATGGTCGAGGGAGTTCCAACGTCCCACTTCCACACCCACTCACCGGAGGTGATGGTCGTGCCATCTGCCGATACCGACACCCGCTTGCAGTAGATGCCGATGCCTGCACGCAGACCCGACGCATCCCGGCTGAACTGGGACTGCCAGTTCTCTCCCCCGACACACTTGTCCAGCGTGTCGAAGTGGTAGCGGGCATCGACGTAGGACAGCATCATGCCGCCCGGTCCTGCCCGTTGCTTGACCTCTTCAGGGGGAGTGTCCCTCTGTAGAAGTTTGACTTGCTCCGCAGATGCGGCCACTAGAAGCCTCCCTTGGTTCTGATGTCGTGATAGTGATGAAGGGCTTTATCCCGCTCGTCGAGGATGTCGAGCAGCACCTCATCGCTCAAGTCCATTGGCGTGCGGAGGATGATGCGTTGATACTTGTGGTACTGGCGGTGCCAGTACCAAAATTTGAGCCTGTCGATTGGCCCCAACTATTTCACTTCCTGTCTGCTACTACGGACGACGACTTCAAGGGTCTCGATGGTGGGGAAGTCCACCATCCACCTTGCCAGCACTGCCTCGGCCTTGAAGGCCTGAATGAGGCGGACTGAGATGTCCACGTCGTGGTAGGTCCAGCCAGCACCCACGCCCGGATGCAGGTGGAGGATGGCTACTCCTGACGCTTCTTTGAACGCGGCGGTCTCCGGGTGCAGCACCTTGTTGTCAGCACCGATGAACTCGCCCATGAGATACGCCATGCCCTGAAGGGCGTGGTCAGAGTACGTGCCCTTCCCCGTCTTCAGGTCGATCACGGTCTTCTTGCCTGCCTTGGCTCGCACCGATGCGAACAGGTCGAATGACCCTGCGTAGCCGTAGGTATCGTTGAACACCTGCTGCTCGGTCAGGATGGGCGAGATGCCCAGAGCGATGACCGCTGAGGCGTAGGACTCCATGAAGGGCTGGAGTTCAAGGTCGAGGTCCGCCATCGGGATGCCCTCGCTGATGGCCTCGTGAACTGCCGTGCCTCTCTCGGCACTTACGTCACGGGACTCCATCGACAGCCGTCCGACCCGCCCGCGAATGTTGGCGTCGGTCTCGGGCTTGCCCTTCTTCTCACCTCGGTCGAGGACTGCCGGGTTAGCCATCACCACGTCGAGCAACTGCTTCATGCTCCAACGGTGGAGGTTGTACGGCATGCCCAGCACCTTGCGGAGGCTGGTCACGCTGAGGTAGTCACGCTTTTGGAACGTGTACCACCTCAGGTCGTTCTTATCCGACCACGCATCCTGAGGGCTGGTCACAGATACTCAGCCAGCAGGCAGGCTGCTCCCATGGATAGTAGGAAGAGGTTGAGAAGGCTTAGGCGTAGCAGTTCCTGTGGAGGATGTAGCAACTTGCGGCTCCTGTTCTCCGACATCCCACGTACTGGCGGGGTAGTCGAGTTCGATGATGGTGCTGGCCGGGATGAGGTCAGCCTCGGGAATGTCTCGGAAGTGGGGGCGGGTGTGCTCCCGGTCCCGTACTAGGTCGGGGATGATGTAGCCCATGACCCAGTAGACGAGGTCGCTGTCTCGATACACTCCCCAGTGGAAACGGGCGGGGTTCTTGTCGATGTCCATGTCGGAGATGGACAGGACTCGTGCGTAGTCTGTGGTCTTGACCTCGATGCCGGTCGGGCCGAGTAGCGAGTCAGGCGTGAAGTCGGCATCCATGCCCTTGAAATGTCGCAACTTGGGTTCCCAAGGGATGCCCCACGTCAGGGCGAAGGCGACCTCACCGGCCACCCCCAGCACGTCCATCGAGAGGGCATGCTTCTTGTCTTTGGCCTCGGTGCGTGAGTCTTTGCGACCCACGACCCAGCCGTCCATGTGCCGGTCCATCGCCACCGTCTTTATCCAGTAGCGAACGGCCTCAGTGAACGGCGGGGCCTTGAGTGCGGGCACTAGCGGACGGCTCCTCTCATCCACACGGTGAGCAGGAGAAGGGCGACGAAGCCCACCATCCCAAGGCCTGCACTGGCCGTGAAGCCAGCGAGCAGACCAAGGGAGATGGCTACCAGCAGAAAGACAGGGTAGATGAGGGTGCCACGTCGGGCGTTCTCACCTGTCATCACCTCATCGACTCGCTCCATACCCACCTCCACATACGTGGTGATGCGACCGTGAAGGTCCGACTCGGTGATGGTCCCCTTGATGACGTTCTCTTCCGTGGTGGTGACCACTAGAGGCCGGGGACTTCCTCGACCGCCTCGTGGTCGGTGGTCGGGTGACACTTGTCGGGGAACGCCTCGATGGTGACGTGTCCGTCCGGGTCCGTCGAGGCAACGATGGTCCCTTCAAAACTGGGGTCATTGTGCTCAGGGCTGGCCTCGATTCGGAGTCCTTGTTCCGTCTCGGTCGCGATGTACTCAGGGCTGGCCTCGATGGCAGCCTCTTGTTCCGCCTCGGTCGCGATAGCGTCGGCCAGCATCGCGTTGATGACGCCTGCCCGAAGCCCGTTCATGCGGAGGATGAGTCCATCGACTTCGGCATTCATGCCCAAGGTCTCACCGGCTGCCTCGTACTCGC